CGTCGAGACTGGGAATAAAACAGAAGCTTTTCGCCAGGCCGGTTACAGCACAAACTCATCCGAAATGGTTATTACCAGCAACGTGCAAAGGCTGTTCAGGCGGGAACCTGTATTGAATAGGGTGGCAGAATTACAAGCGGAGGCCGCAAAGCGCCACGCTGTAACCATTGAGAGCCTAACCGCAGACCTCAGAGAGGACCGCCAGCTGGCCTATACCGTTAAGAACCCATCGGCAGCAGTTGCCGCCGTTATGGGCATGGCTAAGTTGCATGGATTTGATAAGCAAATAATATCAGCGGACCCCACCAACCCGCCCAGCTTGATAAACATTGCAATAGTTGACGGCTCGAAGGCACGGCTAACAAATGGCTAAACCTTTAAAAAACAATAGCTTAGAGTTAAAACTAGCCAAACCCTTTGAGCCTTTATTAAACCCCTGCCGGTATAAAATTGTTTATGGTGGCCGAGGTTCAGGTAAAAGCTACTCGATGGCGATGCTATTGGTATTAGCTGCATACGCCCAGCCGCTGCGCATTCTTTGCGCTCGTGAGATACAAAAGAGTATTACCGACTCAGTGCACCAGCTTTTAGTCGATACCATCGACCGGTTGGGCTTGTTGGCCCATTTTGAAATACAAAAGACGCAGATACTAGGCAAAAATGGTAGTCGCTTTCTGTTTGAAGGGCTTCGCTCGAACATAACAAAAGTTAAATCAATGGAGGGTATTGACCGCGTCTGGGTAGAAGAAGCGGAGAGCGTCACCAATGCGAGTTGGGACACGCTGATACCGACGATCCGCAAGGATGGTTCAGAGATTTGGGTCAGTTTCAATGCATTAGATGAGATGGACGCGACTTACCAGCGCTTTGTCGTTGAGCCGCCGCCGGAAGCGGTAGTAATTAAGGTCAACTACGATGAGAATCCGTGGTTTCCAGAGACGTTAGAAGCTGAACGGCTGCACATGAAGGCCAAGAACGCCGCATTATACGCCCATATTTGGGAAGGTGACTGCTACGCCAACAAAGATGGGGCATATTACGTTAACCACATCATTGATAAGCAGATAACTAGCGTCCCAGTCGACCGAGCTATGCCGGTCTGTACCGCTTGGGATCTGGGCATAGCAGACGCTACGGCCATATGGTTGTTTCAAGTGCAGGGCAAGTCCATACGCTTCGTGTCCTACTACGAGGCCAGCGGCGAAGGTATACAGCACTATTTAGACGCCTTGGCAGCATACAAAGAAGAGCATGGCATCCAATGGGGGCATCACATTGCACCCCATGACATACGCGTTAGGGAGTGGAGTACAGGCCAGAGCCGTCAAGAGATGGCCGCAAACCTGGGCATTAACTTCGACATAGCGCCAAGCTTACCCATAATCGACGGTATTGAGTCAGTGCGAAGGCTATTAGGGTCTGCATGGTTCGATGAAGAGAATTGCAAAGCAGGTATAAGGTCGCTGCGTAACTACCGCAAAGAGTGGGACGACAAGCGCCAAGCATACAAGACCAAGCCGCTGCACGACTGGACCAGTCATTGTGCTGACGCGATGAGGTATTGCGCTGTATCGGCTGATACGTGGGAATCACAACCCGTCGCATCATTACAAACATCACGAATAAGGCTGGCAAGTTACGTTGCCGGTGATTCTTCAATAGGCTATTAGATGACCGAATTAAACGAGTTTGACGACTACTACCAAGAGCAGGACGCCACCGCGCAAGCTGAACAAGCTGAGCGCGAGATGGGCGAACGCTTAAAGGTATTCGGTGTTCGTCTTCAGGCGAAGGCTGAGGACCAAGTAAAGCGACGTTCAAGCATCGACGAGCGTTGGTTGGATGACCTACGCCAGTTCAACGGTCAGTACGACAAGGTCACAGCAGCCAAACTGGCAGCCAGTGGGGGCAGTAAACTGTATGTAAACATCACCCGTAACAAGGTGAATGCAGCCGAAGCCCGATTGATCGACATCTTATTCCCAACAGACGACCGCAACTGGGGCGTACAGCCCACACCAGTTCCCTATTTGGCCAAGCTATCCAAAGACCAAGACCCTGTGAGCCATGAGGATGGCCAGCCATTCGTAACAGACAAGGGCGTCCAAGTACAGAACCGAGACATTGCCCAAGGCGTATTAGAAGAAGCCAGAGAGCGATCAACTGCAATGCAGGATGAGATCGACGACCAGCTAACCGAAACCAACTACAACGCAGTGAACCGAGACATGGTCCACGATGCGTGTCTATACGGCACCGGCATATTGAAAGGACCAGTCATCCTTGGCAAGACACGACAGAAGTGGTCAGAAGTAGTCGACGATCAAGGTCAAGTGGCGCAAGTCATTGAAGTTGTTGAAGATTTAAAGCCTGGTGCTGAGCGTGTAGACCCTTGGGACTTCTTCCCAGACATGCAAGCTCGCAAGGTTGATGATGCAGAGTTCATCTTCCAGCGTCATTACATGAGCAAGAAAGCATTAAGGGAGTTGGCCGAGAAGCCAGGATTCATACGCACCCAGATTGCAGAAGTATTAAAGCAAGATGCGGATAACACCAACACGGCGAGTCATCTGCAAGAGATGCAGGCGATGTCAGGTATAAGCTCACTGGACAATAATCGTTTTGAGGTGTGGGAATATCACGGACCGGTAAACAAAGAAGACTTGATTGCTTGCGGTTGTGACGTAGACGAAGAAGACGTATTTGCAGAGTTCAGCGGTGTGGTCTGGTTCAGCGAAGGCCGAGTGCTTAAAGCAGTTATCAACCCAGCAGACACGGGCGAGATGCCGTACAGCGTGTTTAATTGGGAGGGTGATGACACCACGTTATTCGGTGTAGGCATTCCGTATCTAATGCGTTCAAGCCAGAAGGTATTGAACGCCACATGGCGGATGCTCATGGACAACGCAGGTCTATCCGTAGGCCCACAGACCGTAATTAATAGTCACATCATACGCCCAGCAGACGGCGACTGGCGACTCACACCGCATAAGGTGTGGGAGCTAACAGACAAGAATGGCAACGTAAACTCTGCATTCGGATCGTTCGAGATTAATAGCCACATGAGCGAGCTAATCTCGTTGTTCCAATACGCGCGACAGATTGCCGATGAAGAGACAGCGTTGCCTCAGATCGCTCAAGGCGAACAGGGATCAGCAACCGACACAGCCAGTGGCATGTCGATGCTAATGAACAGTGCGAACACCATGCTGCGACGCGTGGTGAAGAACTACGATGACGACATTACCCGCCCATTCATCAAGCGTATGTACGATTGGAACATGCAGTTCAACCCGAAAGAAGAAGTGAAGGGCGATTTCAGCGTTGATGCTCGTGGCACTAGCAGTCTCTTGGTCAAAGAGCAGCAAGCTGCGAACTTAATGAATCTGATGAACATTGCCGCATCTCCGCTACTTGAACCTTTAACAAACACCGCAGAGCTATACCGCAAAGTGGTGTCATCCATGCAGATCGAAGCCGATGAAATCGTGAAAACGAGCGAAGAAATCGAATTAGAGCAGCAAAAGATTGAGCAGCAAATGCAGGCACAGCAAGAAGCGATGATGCAGCAGGCTCAACAGCAGCAACAAGCCCCAGCAGGCGATCCATTAGCCCAGCAGAAGCTAGAACTTGAAGCCCAGAAGGCACAGATGGACATGCAGCTTAAAGGCGCTCAGATCCAAGCACAGGCCCAGAAGCTACAAGTTGAACAGCAGAAGATGGCGTCTGATCGAGAGCTTGAGTTAGCCAAGATGGCCGCAGAGAAGGGCATTAAGGTCAGCGAGATGCGCACTAAGCTGGGTATTGAGCAGATGAAGGTACAGAGCAAAGACATTCTGTTCGAGAAGGAACAGGCGTTAAAGCTGCGCACCGGTAGCGGCATCTAACATGGCGATTGATCTGAAGTCATCGACATGGATAGCCATTAGCGAGTGGGTGGATGGAGAGATCAAGGTTCGGCATGAACTGCTAGAGATGGCGCGGTTGAGCCATGAAGATACGCAGTTCCTCCGAGGCGAGATAAGCAGTTTAAGAGCGTTACTGGCCATGCCAACGGTTTCCCCGTTGCACATCGCTAGTGACAACTACGAGTAAACACAGGGCCGCTAACTAAAGCCGCCGAGGGTGTAACCAATGGAAAGTACCGAAGTAGTAGATGATTTTGATTCAGCGTTTGATGAGTTCACTGAAAGCGCAGAATTAACACCAGAAGACAACGAAGCTGTTGTAGCCGAAGAGGTTACAGCAGAGTCGGTAGAAGAAGCGCCAGTTGTAGATGACATCTGGGCCGAAGCCGACGAAGGACTAAAGAGCGAGTATGACAAGCTCCGAGAGAACAATGACAAGCTGTCCCACCAAGCGAAGAGTAACGCGGGGCGCATTGGCGCATTACAGCGCAAGTTAAACGAATTTCAAGCGACTTCACCTGCCGGTGGTAATCAACCATCCGCAATCGAAGTGGCTGAAGCCATGAAGACCCCCGAAGCATGGGCGTCTTTTAACGAAGAGTATCCTGACATTCACGACGCGATCGAATCCCGTCTTGAGGTGGAAAGGAGCCAAAACCAAGAAGCAATGAACCGAGCGCTTCAACCGTTGCGAGCAGCGGAAGAAGAGCGCCACGTTACCGGTCAGTACGCCGCCTTAGAGGCCGCACATACCGACTGGAAAGATGTGGTGAAGAGCGGATCGTTTGTGGACTGGCTGCAACAACAACCTACTGCGATTCAACAGTTATCGAATAGTAATGACGCTTTTGAAGCCTCTAAGCTATTGGACTACTACAAGATGAGTCAGCCACAGGAAGCTGCTGCAACAACTTCAACCGTCACAAGTATTCAGCAAAAGCGAGCAAAGCAGTTAGAAGATGCGGCTGGTGTCCGATCTAAGCCAGGGCCAGGGGCCACTGGAGTGATTCCACCGGATGACTTCGACGCTGCGTTTGAAATGTTTGCTGCTGATAATCGCTAGTAAATATATAGGAGGCCCATCATGGCCAACACAGAATATGGTGATATTTCACCACGTACAGCGGCCTTTGCCGCTAAAGAAATGCTTAAACGAGGTCTTCCGTACTTAGTATTAGAGAAGTTCGGTCAAGCAAAACCATTGGCTAACAAGTCTTCAAAAGTACAGAAGTTCCGCCGCTATAACAGCTTGGCATTAGCCACTACCGCATTGACTGAAGGCGTAACGCCAACAGCTAAGCAGTTGTCTGCAACCGACGTAACAGCTACTTTGAGCCAGTACGGCGACTTAGTAACCATCACTGACGTTGTTATTGACACCCACGAAGATCCTGTATTGCAGGAAGCCTCTGAAGTGTTAGGTGAGCAAGCTGCTCAAACCATTGAAACTGT